GGAAGATCGGGGTGTTCTAGGACTGGCTGCCACTTTTCTTGTAGATGTTCTGTCTGAAACATTAGTTTCTCCTTTATTTTTACATCATTTTTATAATATTAACTGGCACGTTGCTTGTTACGACTGATAGCCGACATATATGCTGTCATAGCACCTGTCGTATCAATGTCCTGTGCGGTGCCACCATCTTCATCATCAAAGGTAGTGCCGTCAACGGACTGTGTTACTCTTGGAAAATAACTTTCCTTAAGCGTGTTAAGTTTTTCTTTAAAGGACTCTTCATCGGAAAACTCAACGTCTTGGGTCAAATGACGGAACTTTTCAATTTCCGTATCAGCCAAATCTTCAGTAACTTCCAAAATGGCCGACTCCCGAACTAGGTCATTATTAGAACTCTTAACATTGATATTTTTTTGAATTTCTTCGTTAAGTTTTTCTTCTAGCTCGGTAATTTTTTCAGATTGTGCCTCAAGTACATCGTACTTCTCATCAGGCACATCAATATAATGATCCTCAAACAACTGTTTCAGTCCAGAGATGAAGTCTTCTGCAATTTCGCCTTTAAGTCCACGTTCAATTGCCAACTCGTTCTCTTTCATCCATTCATCAACGACATAGTTAAGATATGTATCTACTTTTTCTGTAAGACCTTCAACCTGTTCTGATAATTTTACATCAAACTCAGAAGTCAGACTGTCATGAATACGAGTAATCTCTTCACGGGTCTTTGATTTAACTGCAGCTTCAAAAATTATTGCAGCCTTTTCTTTAAACTCTTCAGAAAGTTCTTCACCTTCCGTAAGGGCTGCAACATCTTCCTTGACACTAATCGATTTAATTTTTTCTTCGATGTCTGCCTTTGCGTCTTCAAGTTTCTTCAACTCTTCTTCAGACTTTGCATTTTCTGCTTCAGCCAATTTAGACTGATGTGCTGCAAGCATTTCATCGATTTCAGATTTTTTCATTTTACCAATCTGTTCAAGTGTCTGTGCCTTAGTTAACTTTTTGGCCTCAGAAACAACTTCTTGGTCATCTTCTGGTTCTACATCATCCCCAGCAGCCAACTTTTGAGGGGCATCTGCTTTACCAGCACCCTTCTGTTGATCATCACCAGAAACTTCATCAGCAGAATCAGCTGCTTTTTTACCGATTGCTTTCTCTTTCCGATCTTCATCAGCACCCTTTTCTACTTTTGCTTCGGGTTTTGCACCGCCAAGATCTTCTGTTTCGCCTTTTGGAGTTTCTTTACCAACCTTCTTTATAGGTTCGGCAGTTGCGGCACCCTTTGTCTGGGCATCGCTTGCTTCATCGAGCTCAGCAAGTACTTCCGCTTCCAACTCTTCAATTGTTTGTTCTAATTCTGACATAGGGTGTCTCCTTACCTAAGTAATTCGTATTATATATTTATAAGATTAAAGTCTTTTAAGAAACTTAGCAAACGCTAAAGCTGCTTTGTTTGCGTTTCTATTGCGTTGTTTTGTGTTAAATTCATTCTTCATTTCTACCATTTCCGCTTCCAGAAGGGCTCCGTTATCCCAAACCCACTCTTTTCCTTCCATAATACCTTCTACAAAGGCGTTTGGTGCGGAAGGATCAGCAACAATATCTGCCGCTGTTGCGAGATAAAAGTCATCACGAACATAATTTGCACCATTTTGTTTGGTTAAACTGCCCATTCCTCTGGAAGAAACTCCCAATTTACACCCCTCATCCATGAGATTTTTTACAATTTTGCCCATAGGAGTGTCCATAATTTTTGCTTCACCCAGAAAATTCTTACCATCTGGGGTTAAACTGGTAGTAATATGGGAAACTCTTTCAAGATTTACTGTTGGGCCGTCTGGATGGCCGAGTTCACCAAAGGCTCTCTTTTGTTGAATAAAATTCTTGTTATATTTACTAACTTCTTTCTGCAAAACTTCCATAGGATAAACACGACCATTGCGATTCTTTACATCTGCTTGCATGAATATACCTTTAATTTTATACTGTTTTTTACCGTTTTTTTCTTCGGTAATATATTCAACATCTTCGACTGTTTCTGATATTAACTTCATATACCTATCCCTTATGGTTGATTACCAATTGCAGTACAACTCATTGCAGCACCACAAGCAATTGTATCTCCTGGCTTTTTATCTATAATTATTACATCATTCTGAATTAATACTACCGTACCAGCAAAAGTATTTGTGGCCGTTATTGTATGATTTTCAGAAGTTCCTCCATCAGTTAAAGTTATAACAGTTCCTTTTATAGCATTAGCAAAAGTTGTTGACAGATTTACTGTATTTGCATCTACTTTATATACAAAATAATTTGCCCCTGATGTTAATTCTGGTATTGCATCTGCGCCTGCATAAGTAACTTCATCCCCTGTAATAAAACCATGAGAAGATATAGTAATAGCTGCACCAGCTACAGCACTTACTGCATTAAATGTTCCTAACGTAGCGGCAATAGTAACTGTACCAGCGTTAGTTGCACCGACCCTAATTCTAGTAGCTCTGCTTAAATCGGTTGCTGTAGTAACAGCTGAAGCACTTCCCGTTAAAATCATATCTCAAACTCCTATATTGCTAACATTTCTCTTTCAAAATATGACAATAATTCCTTTTCAGGAACTCTGTATTTTTTTGATACATCACTAATAGTTTTCTCGAAACTATTTAGGAAATCTGAAGGTTTAGTGTCCATTTTTTTAAAAATTTCATCTACAGCATCCTTCATTTTCGGAGAAAGTTTCTTATATTGTTTAGATTTTTTGTGTTCATCCCGCTCAACAACAGTTGACTCGTAGACTTGTTCAATCCGTTTCATCTGTAGTTGTTTCCTGTGGCTCAGTATTTACAAAAACTTTTGCAAGTTCTCTACGTTTTATCTCTAAAGCATCACCAACCTTACCACTTATTGCAGTTGAAAACTGTTTCTCCGCTTCAAGATTCTCTCCTGATATAATTGCATCTACAATTTCTTTACTCATTTTCTCTTTCCTTTCTTCAAACCGTTTTTAGCAATAAAACTTCTATCTTTTATCTCTTCGTCTTTTTCATTATCACCATCATCATGATCCTTTGTAATATCTGCTGACTGACCAGGAGCGCCTGGAGCTCCCTTACCTGGCGGAACATCATCATCATATTTGTGTACATCATCAGCAGGAATAGCAGCACCAGCGGCATCTTGTGGATAACGTGTAATGCCATCACCAGCATCTGGTATTGTAATTCCACCATCCATTGGATCAGTATCGAGTTCTTTCGCAATTTGATCACGCATCTCAAGAACTTCAGCATCTGTAAATCGCAGAACTTTCTTTAACACATACTCCTTACTAAAGAATGTGCCAATATAAGACTGTATACCATCAAGTGCTTGAATACGATCTTCAAGCAACTCCGCTTCCTTTAACTCTGCAAAGTGTCCGTCCTCCATAAAGTCATACTGGATATGTTCTTGCATCCTCGGCCAATCCTCTGGAGAAATTATTCCTTTAAGGAGAAGGTTGGTTTTGAGAACGTCAGTGAATATGGGTGTGAACTTTTTCCGAATCCGTTGTACGAATTTAGTAAATTTAAGTTCATCTCTGGTAATTTCTGTAGCTCGGCCGAGGGAGAAGCTTTGTTCAGCTTCAAGTCTTGAAATCGGCACGTTAAGTGAACGGTATAGTTTCCGTTGGAAGTATACGATATCATCTATCTCTCCAAGATTAGAGCCGCCAGGAAGGGTTGAAATCTCTGTTCCTCGGCCACCCTCTCTTCGTGGAAGCCAGAAATCTTCTAACATACTCATGTGGTTTCTATCGTCACGAATCTCACCAGTGCTTGCATCGTATACCAACTTATTGCGATACCGATCCATAACATTTTTTAGATATTGTTCTGCTTTTATTTTGGGAAGATTACCAACGTCAATATAGAATATTCTACGTTCTGGCGCTCGAGATATACGGTATATAACAATCGCATCCTCAATCATACGCAACTGATTAACTGGTTTGATTGCCTTATGGAGATATGAAAGAACTCTACCAGAATTACCATCAAGTAAACCAGAAGGAACATATACAATTGCATCAGATGATATTCTAATGCCCTGGTCAGTACCATGAACCCCTGCTCCAGCAAATCCTTTATCGTTGTAGATAAAGTATTCC